TAGATAACGATGGCTACCTTCTTGTTTAACAATTGCTGAAGTAACAGCACTTGTACCACCGTCTACTACTGGAATATACGCAGTACAAGCAATAGATCCTGTAACTGTTTGTGCATTAGTTAATCCTACTGTAAATGTAGCACCTGTACCAGTATCAGCAAATGTTAAGACTTGACCTTGTAAGTTAGAGTTGTATGCGTTTGCAGAAAGACCAACTACGTTTGTACCATTATTGATCGATGTAATATATGTTGAACCAGTGTTAATAAAAGGTCCTGATACGTTCATGCCTACATACAAGTTGCTGGTAGCATTTAATGTTACTGTGTTAATTGTACTGGTTGTAACTGTTGCTTGTTGAGTAGTTGCATTTTTAACTGTAACTGTTGGTACTGATGTATAGCCGGTACCAACGTTAGCAATAGTTGCTGCTGAAATAACACCAGTACTAGTGTTAATTGTTAGAGTTACTGTTGCGTTGACTCCATCGTCATTTGGTGCTGAAACTACTGCTGTAGCACCTGCTGAATAGTGTGCACCCCCAGCGTTAATTGATACTGTTACACCTTCAGTATTAACTACATAAGATGGATCTTTTGGACCACCCCATGTGAAATATCTTGCTTTAATCGGACGTCCCATTTTGTTTCTCCTTAATGTTATCTTAGATCGTTCTAGGATCTACGCGGTGGGGACCGCATAAACTCATATGCAGAGCGAACTGATAGTATTTATGGAAATAGTCAAGAAAAAGCCCACACAAGGTGGGCTTTTCTCGTTTGAAATAATCTTTTATTGATTATTGGAAACTTACGTTGGCAGTGTTGATTGCAACCTTACCTAAGTAGTCGGCAGCATTACCTAAGCTGCTTGCGGTGTTAGTCAATTGGACATAACCGTAGCGTGTTAGGAAGCCAACTACTGGTTCGAAAGTTGCTGGATCAAGTACAACCCCTGAGCTCATTAGAGGAATATAAGGGCAATAGAAAGCTGCGGCATCTGCCTCGCTTGAGCCTTTATAACCAATTAAAATCTGGTTGTTGTTTTGTGCTGCTGTGTCAGCCATATATGCGTCAACATATACTTTCATTGCACCATTCAATGTACCAACGAATTTTGTATTAGTTGGAGCTTCGAATGTACCTTCAGTTGTACGAGCAAAAGCGGAAGTTGTTGCAGATTGAAGAATAGTTAATGCTTGGTTTGATACAACGGCCCAGTTACCTGCACCACGACGTGTACGTTGAGCAATTAAGTTGCTTACACGATTGATCATAATTGCTAATGCAGCGTGTTCGTCACCGACGAATGTTGCTGTACCAGAAACTAATGCTTGGTCATATGTGTATTCAACTGAAGCTAAACTACGTAGTGAAGCTAAGATTTCTTGGTCGATTTCAGCAGTAATTTCTTGTGCTAATGCAGCCATAATTTCTGCTTCGATATCGATACCTTGTTGTGCTTGAGCATCTTGCGCAGCTTCGAAAGTCCAACGAGCTGATAGCTTGCGTGACTTGGCTTCTACTGGTGCCTTTAAGATTTGGATGCTCATGCGCTTTCCAGGATTACCTTCAAGTGCTGATGTTGTAGCAGCAGCTGGTGTAGTATTGCTACCATTACCTGAATATCCACGAGCGATATTGAATGGGCTTAATGCTTCTTGTCCTGCTGTTACTTCTGTGTCGCTGTCTGCATAACGAACACGTAATGTGTGGATCTGTGCAACAGGTCCTGTCATTGGTTGAACACCAATGATTTCGTTAGCAATAACAGTTGGCATTACACGACGAATAACTGGTAGAATAACACGGTTAAGTGTTGCTACGTTACCTGCCGATGTTGCGCCTGCTGTGGCCGATTCAGTAAGTGCGCGACGTGTATTTTCTAAACAAATGTTCATTGATGCACGACGGTTACCTTGTAGGCCTTCAAGCAGAGCTTCTTTGGTCTCTGACCATCTTTCATTTAATAACTGTGACATTTTATGTCTTCTCCTTGAAATATATTAAATTTACTTTAGACCCGCTAACTTGCGAATATCTAAAATGTTATCTAAGCCTACCTCAGGCTTATGTTCTCGATTACCAGTCACTTCAGTGCTTTCAGTTAATGCAACTTTTGCTGCACGAACTTTACCACCTTCCATTACTGTTGGTAGGTACTTGTCAAAAGCTGATGCTAAATTCTTGGTCTGTACAGATTCAAGAAGTTGTGACATCAACTCTCTTTTATCAGCACCTAAAGGTGCCAGTAACTCGCCCATAACCTGCTTGCGCTCCATCAAATCTTTGGCTACACGAATTTCGCGCTCCTTGGACTCAACAATGGTTACTTTCTCTGTTAGGGCTTGTTTAGCTTCAGATAATTCTTTATCTTTCTTAGCGATAATCTTTAACAATTTACTTGTTTCTGATTTTTCGTTTAAGTAAGAGCTAGAATATTCCTGAGCAAACGCTTCATATATACGACGACCAAAGTCGTTTGTACGAGCACTGTCAATATCTTCTTTCAATTGCTTGATTTCTGATGTTAACTTTTTAGTGACTGCGTTTTCAACAACTTGGGATGAACGCTTAATGAAGTTTTGTCTAATCTCATCAAATTTGTTTTTGGCTTCACGAACTAACTTAACTTTAGTTTCTGCTAGATCTTTTTTGTCAACTGCAAATTCGCTGATTTCTTTTGCTAGGGCATGTACTACGAACTGCTCTAGTTTGGCAAAATTTTCAGAAACTTTCTTACGATCGTTTTGAAATTCTACTAGTTCCTTTCCTAATTGATTGATTACAAAACCTTCTAATTTTTTGCTGTCTGCTAATACTTTATGTTTGTATTCTGCTTGAGCTGCTACTAGAGCTTGTCTGTCTTCATGCAATTCGGTTATTTCCGCTGCTAATCTTTCGCTTAACATCTTGTCGATTGCTTCAACCATTACAGCCTTATCTTGGTTGTACTTTTGAGCAAATTCTTCACGAAGTTCTGCTGTGACTAGGTCGCGATTCTCTTTGATTTTTTCAGCAAAAGCCGATTCAACAACAGATTTTGTTTCTTCTGTCATTACACCTGCCTCTACCAATTTTTTGAATGCGTCCAACATTTACATTTCTCCTCGGGCTTATTTTAGACCTTTAATAATTTGCAAGAGAGATTCTTGCAAGTATTTCTGGGCCTTTGGATCTTCTTTCACTTCCTGTGCTACCTTAAATGCTCTCATTCCACCTCTTGTATTCATGAGATGTTCATAAACAGGTGTAGGATAAGCACCAGGTGCACTAGGTTGAGCAACTACGTCTACTGTGATAATTTCAAAATCGGATACATGGCCGTTCATGTCGTTAACATTGCCGCTACCACGAGAACTAACACCAAGTTTTACTCCGCTTTCGAGCATAGTACGAACTAAGTTACCCATCGGTGTTGGTAAGATTTTCATCTTACCATAACCATTAGGACCTTCCATCCACATGTTAGTGATCATGTGGCTTACTCGATCCAAGTTTACTTTTAAGTCATCTGGATGATCAACTTCACCTAACACTGAATAACCATTTTGAATTTGGTCATTTAATGTTTTTACTGCTTTTTCAATTTCGTCTACTGGGTAAACTCTTTGATTAGCATTACGAATTCCACCTTGGATGGCAATGCCTTTTAAGTAAAGGCTTTTACCATCCTTGTCGTCCGACTCCAGGATTACTCCTGCTTGGTCGAAACTTAAGTGTTCACGTAGATAGCTTATTTGATACATCTATTTCTCTATTACTTACGTTGACCACTTTCGGTGCTACGGGTATTAGTGCTGCCGCCAGTTTGACCAGCTTCTTTACCGCCAGTTTTAGCGCCTACACCATGTCCTTCACCTTGGTTGTTTTTTGGCCAACCTGTTTCTTTCTTTAAAGTCTTAACACCGCTGGCTTTGAAACCGCTGTGTGCATCACCGACATTGTGCATGTCTTTAGCAAACTTATCACCTTTTTCAGCAGTGATTCCGTGATGTACTTTTAGTGGTTTAGTTCCAACATTGCTTTGACCTTCTACATCGCTTTGTGCAATGCTTTTAGCATTAGCACCAGTTGTTGGTTTACCTTTGCCTGAGCTTACAGGACCATTGTCTTCTAATGGTTTGCTTACTTTTTCGCCTGTACCTGCACCGGCATCTGCACCTTGACCTTTTTGTGTATTGCTTTTATCCCAATCATGACCTACTTTTTCTACGTATTCGCGTGTCATGCGACGGGCTTCTTGCATACTCATCATTTCGTCTTCTTGTTCTTCTTCGTCGTCGAACTCGTGATCATGTTCAATGCCCATGTCGTGTTCTTCACTATCTTGAGCTTTTTCTAATTCAGCAAAAGCAGCTTCTAACTCTTGAATGGCATTTTTAATATCCATCATAGCGTGATCTTC